AATTGGTCGGCGGTTGATGGAACAACCGAGCATAAAGGTAATGAACTAAACGTTTTAATACCCGCAACATTTTGAGGGGATGTTATATTGACATAATTAGTCATATTTGATATTAATTGAAAAGTTGTATCGCTGTAAAATTTATTAATTAGTTGGTCGGCGGTTGATGGAACAACTGAGCATAAAGGTAATGAAGAAAATGTTTTAACACCCGCAATATTTTGAGGCGATGTAATATCTACATAATTATTCATATTTGATATTAATTGAAAATTTGAATCAGTATAAATTTTATTTACTAATTGATATGAACTACTCGGCACCAAGGTAGATGTAGGTAATGAAGTGTTAAAACTTTTTTCTCCACTAATTATTTGCGGTGAGGTAAAATCAACATATCTGCCATTATTAGTTTCTATATCCAACGTGGAATAATCGCTAACCTCTACCCAGTATGTAGCTGTGCCAAACCACGCAACCGCCAACCGAGTTGTTACTTTGGTGCTTGGAAATATTGAAGTATTTGTCGTAGGAATGCCAGTTAAATTATTTAATGGAAAAATCCACTGACTGCTACTTGTATTAAATGTTACATCAAACTTAAATGTGTTTATCTTTACAAAAGTAAAAATCTTTCCTCTTTCATTTGTAGTTAATGTTGGTAAAGTGATTGTCATCATACTTGCTGTGCTTGCTCGTAATGCTATTGTTGGGGGTAATGGAAATGATAATGTTAAAGAATTAGTTTGTGTAGCATTTTGCCATTCTTGTAATTTGAATCTGTCATATGTTGAAAAATCTGTTTGTTCTACCCAGTAATTAGTTGTTCCGAAAAACCCGACCGCCAATTTACACTGAATTTTATCTATAGATAATAATGTGGTATTGCTTGTAGTAGTTGTTGTTTGGTCAAATAAAGTATAAATCGCATTACCCCCACTCGTCTGAAATGTTGCACTAAAATTACCAGAAGTAGTAAATAATTTATTAAATGTAAAAACATAACCTCTTTCATTATTAGTCAACGCGGGTAAAGTAATTGTCATGGGGTTATTTGTTGATGCGGTTGTTCTGAGTGCTATTGTTTCTGGCATCGGAAAAGTTAATGTTACATTATTACTTAATGGAGAATTTTCATATTCACTTAATTTTATATTGGTTCTTGCTAATAAAGTCCCTGTAAAATTAGTATTATTTGTAAAGGTTTTTAATCCGTTAATATTTTGTTGTAAAGTATTTACTCTATCTACAAAATTGCTATCAACATAATCTTTACGAGTCAGGTGATTAACCGCTGTTGGCGTTGCTACGCTACTAATTGGTGTAAAATTATTAAATGTTGATTGACTACTACAAATTAAGTTTTGATTTAATGTCGTAGGTCCGCTTATTGTATTATTACAAATAGAAGTCCCGAAATTAATAACTGCCCCAGTAGTCAAATTATCAAAGATATATAGAGGGTCTGCTGTTTGATTAGCCCTGAAAGTATTACAACTAATTGTTCCTGTAAAAACAGAACCCGTGTTACTAATATTAACCATAGTAAATGCTGTCCCTGCTACATTAGTTGCTCTTAATCCTATACTACCACTTCCATGAATAGGCGTTATTTCTAAAGTAGTCGATTTTTGCTCTAATGATGTTCTATTTGTAAATGGACTATTAGTAGCATAAAATTGTGCGTTTCCATTAAATCGGGTATTATTTGTGAAGGTTTTTAAGCCATTAATATCTTCCGTTACATTATTCGTTCTATCAACAAAATTGCTGTCACAATATGTTTTATTAACTATGGATGTTGTATTGAGCGGGGTTTCGGCTGTGCATCCTACTAACTGGCTTTTGAAATATGTTTGACTATTATCAATTATTGCTAAATTGGTAAGTGTTGTTGTTGAGTTTATATTGTTGAAATAAAAGCCCTGTTTTAATAAATTATAGGTTGAACCATAATTTGTGAAGTCTGTTGCCCCGCTATTTAATGTATTTCCATAAGAAATAAGCGAACCGGTTAATGATGATGTAAACGTTGGAATTGTGTATGGACCTACAAGATTTGAACGAATCTCACCATTACAAGTAAAAACATTAGAGTTAAGATTGTTTGTCGTAAAAGTGTCTGAATTGATATCATCACAAGTAAGGTCGCCATTTTCTAATGTTGCAATCCCATCGGAAATCGTAATAATTCCATTCATACTGCGACTATTAATTAATACGTTACTGGTAGAAGCCATTTATATTGTAAGAATATTTTTATTTATACCGCTTTTTTCAATAAGGTAAAATGTAGAATCATAACATATGATGCTATAGATGATGATATAGTTGCTTCGTCAATCCAAAATGTTGCTGGGTTATCGTTTGATAATACTCTAATATTGAAATTATTGCAATATGGACGATTGACTAAATAAATCGGAGGATTGAATTTCGAATCCGCTCTTAAATACGCTGTATGTGCATTATTATCAATAGTTTGCGGAAATATTGTTCCCAACAGACTGCTGGATGTTCCTTGAAATGCTGGTTGAACTGCATCAATATTCGCCTGAGTTAAAAAGTCGGCATAAATTAGGGGTAATTGGACGAAATTCTGGATTTTGTTTCCTTCCGAAATAAATGAAAAGGTTAGTTCGTATTCACCTTGTGGAAGTATTGCGGACCAATCAATATAATAGTTTTTGTTTGAATTCACGTTCCCTGCTGTATCGCTTGTGCAGAATACTGAGTTGATAACTATATTGTAAGATTTAGACATTTATATTGTATAAAGATAAAAAATAAATGAATAAGTGTTTAACGCTTTACTCGTTGAATTGAAGATACTACCTCTTTTTTCACTTCATTTGGATTGGGAAAACCAATTGGCTTGAAAGTTGGTGTCATTCCGACTTTTCCTAAAGACTTGACACTATCTCTACCGAATTGATATGAATGGTGGGGGTTCATATGGCGTGCAAACATTATACTATTAGTTAAGAAAATAAAATCTCGTCCCAGTTTTTAAACAGTCTCCCTGAATCCGTATTAATGAAGAGAAAATTGTATCGTTTGTCATACACCAACTTACTTATCGGCAATACGTTGTCTTTAATCTGTTCTACTAATTCTTCAAATATTTTTTCTAATTCTTTCTTTGACACGCGAAAAACAAATAAGTTTGAAAATAGTTTGCGGATGTCAGCCTCTACTGACATATAAGTTTGACATAAAAAATAAATGGAGGTTCTCAAATGTCGTCTATTAAAGATTAACTCTTTGAGTAGTTTTTTTATTTCTTTATTTTTTAAATAGGCTCCCATATCGTCAAAAATAACGCAATTACAATATTTGGGGTCTTCTTCCTTCAGTTTATTCATTACATCTTCCATATTTTCATATGTGAGTTCATCATATGTTCCGCTTACATTATCAAATACATTATCCTTCATACTTGCTCGAGATTGCGACGGTTGAAATAAATAAATATTATGGAATACTTTATAAAAAACGTCGCTTGACTTAAATAGCGAGACAACAAGACTTGTTTTTCCAGAACCTGGAGCACCTACAAACATATTGGTGCTATGACAATTTAAAAATTTACTCAACTCATATTCGTTTAGTTTTTTATGAAGCCCTGAATCACAATTCATTTTACAGGGTTCCAAATGGGGAGACTTATTTTTTTTGATTTCCATTTATATAAAGTGATATTATTTTTGGGTTTGAAATTTAATCATGTTCCTTACGTCTTAACTGAACTCTGTTTTTCAAGAACAGAAATTTCAATCAACGCATCATAGATAAGAAGGAGATTTGCGGGATGTCCCTTGTTTGTTGCACTCGGCATATTAACGTTTACGCTAATGTTTGAATTGTTTGTGGAAATACCAGTTAATAAGGAGTTGGTGTGTAGTTTTTGAAGATTAAAACCGAGGTAGAACTTACCTGGAGCATTAAAACCCGTATTGAAAACACCAGCATCAATTATATTAAATTCACCGGAGTTAATCGACATGGCGTTTGTCTTGTCATAGATAGAGCCAATACAACGTCTCAACTCTTGTAAAATTCCAGACTTGTTATTTACTGCTGATAATGGCTTCTGTGGATATTGAATTGAACCGATAGTAATAGAATAATCGCCTAAGTTTTGTGTAATATCAAGGGCTTCAAATGATTGATTTGAACCATATCCTGCTCCACTTGAAAACGATACGATGGCTGCCTTGACAGACGCATAACGCTGATTAAATACGATTGACTGACTACCTGAAATACCTGACGCTAATGAAACACTTGAATTGCTAAAAGATTGGGATTTAATATATAGTTTGGGTCCCATACCACGAACCATCGCATCGACTTCAGACCCGAGTTCAATAAAATCAAAACACAACTCCAAATTGGAAAGGGTTAAACTGGTAGCAACATTACTTGAAAACATATTAGTGAGTGCATCAGTTGTCAGAGTCACAGTAATTGTCGGCATAGCAAATAACGGCAATAGTTTATCTGCTACATTTGTTAATAAGCAGGGTAAAGGACAAGAAAATGAAGTAGTATCACCTCCAGCAGAAGCAATATAGCGTCCGTCTAACTCTTCTAATGTCGGCACGGACAATACTCCAGTATAACCATATGACGACTGCATCCCGTATTTTTGGGCTACATCGAGTGTGCAGTTTGTTAAAATGTGGGCGACTTGATTATAGTTATTGATTGAGTCTACAGTAACTGACCCAAACTGGGTTTCTAACCTTTGAAATGGTGTATAACAAGGAGTTCCCAACATATACACAGGCGTGGCTGCCGAACACGTAGTTACGCATTTATATCTTAAATAAAGTGAATCAGGGATAAAATAACCACGATTGGGAAACTGAAATTGAATTTGCTGACCGCCTGTTCCAAAAGATGAGCCGTTGATTGGTTGAAGGGATACAGAGTATTTGATTGCGTTGTCGGGGAGAGACGCAACTACTTCGGCATAATTGACGGAAGATGGGAGAGAGTTCATATACTATGACTACAGAAAAAAAATTTATCTAAATTATTAAATTGGGGTTTGAATAAACGAAAAAATCAAGGTCATCTGTCGAAACTGGGTTAATTGGTTGCTCTTGAACTGGTGGAGGTTCCTCACTTTGAGTTAAATCCGCTAATAGTTTATTTTGTTGTTTTAAAATGTCGGTCATCTGTATTTGGCTAAGAGACTCGAGTTCATAAGATGTTTCTATTAGAATCGTCAAGTTCCAGTCTATATTGTTAAAATTGATTAAACTATTGTTTTGGTCGACAAGTTGAATGTCAATCTCATCAACACGATTATCTCTTAAAACAAATTTTGAACTGGACTTATTTTCATAAATGATTAATCCAAAACTCGGCTGGTCGACAGGAATAAGCCCTATATTGTTTGAGAAACCGTTCGCAGATGAGTCTACGTTGTATGTATTCAAATTAGTTGACTGAATTTTTATTTTTGTAATGCCGAGTAGGTTTAGCGGATAATCAGCGGATTGAGAGAATGAACTTGATGTGTGATTTGAAAGAAATAACCCTAAAACTGAAAACATCGAACTAACTTGTAAAATAAAATTGGTTGCTGGAGTAGCCAGAGTGATGATGCCGTTTTGCTTGTTTATTGCGATTGTGAATACGTGTCCGTTTGCTAAAAACTTTGATATTAGTTCTGTCGCTAATGTGTTGAAATTATAGTTTCCTACACTTGATGTAATTGAATAATTGACCGAACTTATCTGATAATTTAACGTATTATTGGTGTAGTTGATATTATAAAATGATACGGGGATTTGGGCGTCAACCAGTTGAAATTGAATGCTGGTACTGTGTTGCTCGGGCTTGATTAATCCAGGAAACTTAAATAAGACATCTGAGGTGTAGGTGCCGTTATTTTTTACAAATGCGTTGGCTGAATTTATGTTTACCAATTTGGAATCTACTCTTGTTTTTGTTGTTGACATCTTTCTATATACTCAATTGCGTTTTTAAATTTTTGATTATCTTGTTCTTGGAGATAGGCGATTGTTTTTTGAACTTCTGTTATTTCATCTGCTGATAGATGGGAGTGGTTAATGATGAGATACATCCTAAATGTCTCGAGGTTTGATTTTGCGATTTGTGGATAATCTTTTTTAATTTGATTGAATGATTTTATTGGATTATTGACATCATCCTCAGTTAAGTAATTTACAAATGAGATGTCAAGTTTGCGGGATTTGGTTTGAAACATTTTATATTTAATAAAGATAAAATATTTTTACATTATTTTTTCGTATTCTTTTAATTCGTCTAAAACATCAAGTTGCTTATTCATCCATAAGTTAAAATTTGTTTTCCTTGAAAGTAATTCACGCATTCGTAAAGTATCAAAGAATAATTCGAATCTCATAATATCGTGAATAAAAGGGACAACATCAGGGACAACATCAAGGGAGACTGACCTTAAAGCCTCACGCTTATTTTTCAATCTTAATTTGTTGTATTCTCGTTTTCTTTCAATCGACTTAAATCCCATTCTATTATTATCGTAGAATTTATCTTTAAACATATTTTCCGCTAATTAGTTTTTTATAATTTTCTATTTTATATTGTTGGTCGCTTGGTATGTGTATAAATGTAATATCAAAATGGGGAGACGCACGAGTATAAGGTTTGGGATTTTTTAATTCGTGATACTTTATGTTTTCAATTTCAATAAAGTTTAATTCGTCGACACATAGTTTGTTAAAGGATTTCCACACCAAAAATTGTGGATTAATATAAAGAGTTGGGGAGACTGACCTTAAACAGTCGCGTTTTTTTTGTTTTTGTAATTTTTGTTTTTGTCTTCTTTCTTCTAAATTAGCATACGGCATACTATTATTATCGAAGAATTTATCTTTAAGTTAATTTCCCTAAACTTTCAAATACTTTATATCGTGGGAGGCAAATGGATTCCAACTCCCTTTTAATGTTTTGTGTTCACCTCCTCCTTGGTAAGATGACAACGCACTCGGCAAATCTAATGCGGTGCGATAGTCGTGTTGGCTTTTGGGAGTTGAACTGAACACAGATGGTAATCCTGACGCTTTATTGTAAGTGTAAACATCTGACCCTTTACGTGCTCCTTTTTCCGCTAAATACCCACCAAGTGAGTGACCTACCAGTGTTGGTGACATCCCATACTTCGCCTCGGTGGCTTTACTTAATTTTTTGGATTGTGAAACACGGCGAGAATCGAACAAGCCTCCTCCAAACAAAATCTTTGGGTCTTCAACCAACCAGTCCGAAACACGGGTTGAACCTCTTTCAGAAATAATAGGCTTACCTGTTGGCGATACAAATACTTTCTGTTCCATATTGCTCAGTTCCTTGTCGTATGTATATCCTTTTTGTCCCATTAATTCCTCAGCCTTTTTTTGTGGTAAATATGATGCTTTCAGTAAATCTTTTAAATCTGTTTCCATAATATAATGGGAGATTTAAAATATTTTTTAAACAAATGTATACTTGGGTTGAGTTGGGACAACAGCCTTTGGAACAGCGGGAGCAACTTTCTTCGCTCTTTGACGCTTGATAATTTTTTCCACAATTTCGATTGGGATTTCATCATCCGAAATTTCATCGAGAGCCGATTGACTCAGAATTTCTTTCTTTTTAATACAAATAGCCTTCTTCAATACTTTTCTTTCAACTTCCTTTTTTTTCTCTTCACGATGTATTTGTTTCTCTTCTTCGGCAATCCGTCTCTCTTCTTGTCTTGTTTCAAAATTTCGTTTTCGTGCTTCCAAAGCCTTTTTAAAGTTTTCCTTCTGCTTCTCCGACTGAATCCGCTTAGGCTTAGGAACTTCGTCGGGGTCTACTTCCTCAACAGGTTTGCGAGGACGTCCCTTCCCACGCTTTGGCGGTGGTGCAGGTGGTTCGTCGATGTCAAATAATATCTCCTCCTCCTCATCGTCGGATACTTGCTTAATTTCCTTTACTCTTCTTTTGGGGGTTGGTCTGGATTTTGGTGCTTGGATAGTCTCAGGTTCGGAATCGTATTCTTCGTAGTGGCTCATTTATAATACTAAAGAAAAAAATAAATTTTAAAATAAAATATTAATTAATACTATAGATGAAAAGACAAGAATTAATTGATTTAATCACTAAACATCTTGAGTCTACTCAATACAAAAGGAATACCAACTATGAAACCTATTCTATGAATGATTTGCTAAAGGTTTGTTACTTATACGGAATCAAGGTCTAAAATTTAATATTCCGTTAATGTATAATGAAGTGCGAATGCTTGAAGTGTAAGTTTTGCGGGAATGCTTACTCGCCTGAAGAATCTTGGGTCCACGATAACTGCGAAGAATTTTATCATTTTATGCTTGATGAGATGATTTCCAAATTGAAAAATAAACTCGATGGTTGTTGGCGGGTCAAGGAAGGTTTGCCGAAACCGTCGTAGGGCCAATCGATTATCTGTAATTTTTGGAAAGTGAAGAGTTAGGAAGTGTATAGGTGAATAGGTGTATAGTGAATAGTTGGTTTTAGGTCAAATAGAAAAAAACGAAAAAAAAATAAAAAAATAAAGAAAAAATATTTGACATTCCTTTTAGGAAAAATATAAGAATGTCAAAAATAAAAATAGCCAAAATAAAAAAAAATCCAAAATAATATACAACGACATAAAAACACCTATTCACTATACACCTATACATTAAAACAAGAATACGCATTTAAAAATAATATGAAAGTTTGCGAAGACCGTCGAAGGTCAGTAGGAATGTCAAAAATAATTTATTTTGTATTATTTTATTAAAGTGAGGAGGTGAGGAGGTGAGGAGTGAGGACCCCATTTCAACCCAAATAGAAAAAAATTAAAAAAAAATAAAAAAATAAAAAAAATAAGAAAAAAATATTTGACATTCTTATAGGAAAATAAAAAGAATGTCAAAAAATAAAATAGCCAAAAAAATAAAAAATTTTAAAAAAAGGTAAAATATATACAACGACCAAAAACAAGGTCCTCACTCCTCACCTCCTCACTCCTCACTTATCACTTTCAATTAAAATGAAAATAAGCATTTAAAAATAATATTATCATATACTATAGATTATGGGACAAACTTACGCATTAAATAAAGTTCACATATACAATTATCGAGCAAAAAATAAGACAAAGTATAATGAATATCAACGCATTTTGTTAACCAACCAACGAAATAATCCTTATTTTGAATACGAAAAAATAACCAAGGTATTTAGGAAAATTCTATTTTAATTAAAACAACTTAAAATTAAAATAAAATAGTATAGTATAATAGAATGTTGACCGCCTTTACTTTAGCAAAACTTCCATCCATCTACAACAATAAATCCGTTTTAAACGAGTTTATCACCGACAATCGTCTAAGTTCATTAATCCAAAATAATATTAGTATTGAATTTAGTGCAGATAACTTCCACCGCAAAACACACGGATTTGTCTGTGAGAAAGCACATAATGAGATGATGATGAGTAAGTATAATAAAAAGGAGGGGTGTTTTAAAATTAAGTTGGAAAATAACAAATACGGATGGGGAAGAGTAAAAGCCCAAGACCACGCTACTTTATCCGTTATGCACAGACCAACAAGACATTCTCTATGCCACGGAACATATGTTGACATCGATATTCACTCGTGCTGTCAAACGATTTACTGGAACATCATCAAAAATAATCAACTTGAGAATGAGTTTCCACGATTAAAGGAATATGTCGAAAATCGCGATAAGTTGTTGATTCATTATCAGGGTAAGTATGGTCGTAACAGAGATACAATCAAACAATTATTCACAATGATTGGTTTTGGTGGTTCATCCAGTAAATGGTTTAAAACCAAAAATATTGAAAATGATAACGATGAATTCATAACAGAATTAAATAAAGAATACTATAAATTAAGTGAGTTGGTATATGACGCAAATCCTCAAATTATTAATGATATTATGAAGGCTGAGCCTAACCGTTTCATCCACAAAACAACCCAATATGAACTGGTAAACTCAAAAAAGAGAACAACCATCGCAATCTTTTACCAAACCTGTGAGCGATATTGTCAAGAATCCGTTATCTCATTTTTGTGTTCGGCCAAAGGTTTCAATCTAAAAAACATAGTTCCTTGTCAAGATGGGTTTATGATTTTGAAAGACCTGATGTATGATGGGATATGTGATGATTGCGAGAAAGTGATTAAAAATAAGTTCAATTTTGACCTGAAATTTGTTGTCAAGGAATTTGACGAACGATTTGAAATCCCAAAATTAATCACGGATAAAGAACAACAACTCATTTTAAAAGAACAACAACGTGAGATGAAGCAACAACAAAAACAAGAAAAGGATAAATTGGAACAAGAACAGCGTGATTTAAAAGAACAGAAACGCCAAGAAAAGGATAAATTGGAACAAGAACAGCGTGATTTAAAAGAACAGAAATGCCAAGAGAAGGCTAAACACGAACAAGAACGACTCGACACAATCCAAATGATAGAACAGATGAAAATTGATGCGGAACAAGAAAAGCTTGAAGTTGCAGAAGAAACAAAAACGAAGATTCAACAACGAATCCAAGAATTTGAAACGAATCACATAAAAATAATAAATAAAGGTGTATACCTAATTGAATTTCCTGATAAAAATATTGCGAAAACAAAAAAGCAATTGATGGAGTCATACGAACATATGGAAGCAATTTTGATTGGTGAAAAATCATATAATTTCATAAACTACTGGACGAGTGATAATCCAACCATTCGAAGTAAGGATGATATGGATGTGTACCCAGATAAGACCAAGTGTCCGGATAACATCTATAACTTATGGAAGCCATTTGCGGGTGAGTTGTTAAATAGTGAATATACCAAAAATCAAGAAGCTTTAAACTTTTTCAAAAAACATATATTAATTTTGTGTGATAATGATGAGGTAGTTGCCGATTATTTTGAAAAATGGATAGCCCAAATGATACAATACCCAGCAGTAAAATCTAATTGTCCCATCCTTATTTCAAAGGAAGGTGCTGGAAAAGGAACGCTATTGACTTTAATTCGTAAAATGATTGGAGAGACGAAGTATTTTGAAACTACGAATCCAGCCCGCGATGTATGGGGACCATTCAATTCTTTTATGAGCGATTCTTATTTGGTAAATCTTAATGAGTTGAATAAAAAGGACACGATGGATTCGATGGGATTTATCAAGGGTTTAATTACTGATGGTGCTTTGGCTATTAATTCAAAGGGTCTATCACAATATAAAATCCAATCATACCATCACTGGATTATAACTACAAATAATGAAGACCCGATACCAACGAAAAGTGATGACCGCAGATTTTGGATTGTAAGAAGTTCAGATGAATTGTGTGGAGATAAGGACTATTTTGACAAATGCTACAAGTATTTAAATGATGATGATGTGATTAAAACTATGTTTGAATATTTTATGAGTATTCCAAATATTAACGAGTTCAGTAAAATTCAAAAGCCAACAACTGAGTATCAGCAAAATATCCAAGAAGCAAATGTAAGTTCACCTGAAATGTGGTTGGAACATTTCGTCCGTGAAAATGAAGCCCAGACCGAAGTTGAAAAGTTAGGTATTGATACATTTAATTTATTTCAGGAATGGAAGCATAAATACAACATTAAGTATGAAACAAACCCCAAAAAACTTGGGGTAACATTATCAAATCTTAAAATTAATGGTATTCGTAAAGGTAAACACACAAATAAAGGCGAAACAAAAATATTTGATATTATTCAACTCAAGAAGCATTTTAAGATGGGTTGTTTAATTCATCTGAAAGAAGATGAAACTTGTGATGAAGAACCCGAAAACATTTAAAAAAATAACCAACTTAAACAAACCCCACATATTAATATAATGAATGAACCGATTCAAACAGATTCTTTCTCTCACACTATTAAGAACCAACCTCTCTGGTGTGGGTTGTATCAAGAACAAAAACGAAAGTCAAAACAAGAAAAATCACAAAGACAAATGGCGAGGTATTACGCAAACAAAAGATATAGAGAACAACAACTGACAACAGCATAATTTTTTAATAATTTTCAACTCAAAATTATTAAATGCTAATTTATTAATATGTTTAGGAAATATAGGAATGGATACTTTAAAAAATAATCTCAATAACTCATCAGTATTACCGTATGATGTAATGAACTTGATATATGAATATGCCGACCCCTTGAAAAATATTCGAAAACAAATTGAAAATCAAGAATATGATTTGGACGAGATTATGTATGAAAGAATGAAAAAACACATTATAGATAAGTGTAAAAATCAAATTAATTATTATGTTTCTGGTTCTTATTCGAAAAAATTGATAGAACTAAACAACACTAACATTAATGATGTAAAATTTAAAAATAATATTATAAATGATAACGGGGGGTATAAACATAAATTTTTAAGTAAAGCAAATCAATTAACCGATATATGTGGTTTAAGACATAACGAATGTTTTCAAGTTGCAAAGATGTTAACAGATTTAGAATATGCCGAAGACAGCATTAAAACACAAATTCCTCACAGATACACTCATAAAAAATTGTATAAATTATGGGTAAAACTTTAAAATACTTATTAATATAATATTTAGGGGAAACAACTTAAATATTATTTTCTTCTAACATTATATATAAGAATGCCGAAAACCCAAGAAGAAATCCGCGAAGCGAACCGAATCCGTCAAGCAAAGTTTTATGCTAAAAATAAGGAGCGTGTTTTAGAAAAGAAATCTAATAAGTATGAGGAAACAAAACTTAAGGAGAATAAGGTCGTCGTTCGTAGACCACGAACTAAACAGGTAGAATCAGCCCCCGAACCCACCCGTGCAGTAGTTAAAGCCCCATCCCCAACCCCACCAGCCCAGCCAAGAGTTTTACATTTAAAGTTAAAAGCAGTTCCCAACGAACCACCTCCTCCACCACCTCAGCCACGAGTTTTACATTTAAGATTAAAAGCAGTTCCAAATGAACCACCAGTACCACCAGCAGTAATACCAATCACTAAAAAATTAAAGATGCGGGTCATCCCCGAATCGGACCCCGAACCAGTTAAAATGCCGAGTCCACCGCCAAGCCCAAAACCTTTAAGACGTTCCCCCCGAGCAAGACAAGTTGACCCTCCACAAGAAAAACAAGTTGAGCCCGAACAGAAAAAACGTGTCGAGTCAAAAAACTTGGATAAGGTCTATGAAAAGGTTGAAAAGTTACTGTTGGATACAGGAAAACCAAGTGCACAGCAATATGCGGATTCACTAAAAACCACAATCAAAGTATTAAATCCAGTTGACTATAAGGATTTCGTCCGTATGCTCACAAAAGAACCCGCCGAATCGTATTCCAAATTAACAACCTATGAGTGGTCGCCTGGTAAACTTTACAAAACCAACTCATTAAAAACATACGTTCATGGAGTCATCGTTTTTTTAACTGATATCAAAACGGGTATAACTGACGAAAACTTTGAAATATGGAATGATGAGTGGACCATATTGAAAGTTCTTTCAAATGAAGTGACCGAACAGAAAAAGTTAACAGAGGTTGTTCCGACATATGAAAACTTTTTCGATAAGGTGAAAGAACAATACTCGGAATATTCACCGCAAATTTTGTTAATGAAACTATACCAGCGATTCCCGATGCGTAGCGACTTTTATTTCAAAGTTGTAAAAAGTAAGAAGGATGTGACCGATGTAGAGGAAAACTATCTTGTTATGGATGGGAAGACCGCAACGATAATTATCAACCCAAACAAAATCCAAAAGGGAAAAATCCAAACACACATCCTTGATGATGAAATGACAAATTATTTGGAAGAATACATCAAAGTTAAAAAAATTAAATTCGGTGATTATTTGATTAAGAATAAAAACCTGAGTAATACGATTTCAAATATGAAAAAGAAGTTGGGTTATCATACGGGAGGAGCAATTAACTTTCTTCGTCAAGTTCAGACAAGTGATGTGCATAATAACCCAAATGCGACCAAAAAGGACGAACTCAAAATGTCAAAACGACAAAACCATTCATATCAAACAGCACAGAGATATGTCCGAAACCACGAGCCGACTAATGATGCTAACTAATCATATTAACGTTTTTTTTTAATTCGTGTTGTTTCGGGCACGTAGTGCTCCGCGAGCGTAGCGAGCCCCGCCAAAAAGAGGACAACTCGGCGAAAAGGCGAATGCCGAAAAGTCGGGCTATGTGGCGATTCGGCGAATGCCGAAAAGCCTTGTTATAACATATGTTATTACATATGTTATAACAATTGTGTTATAACATATGTTATAACAATTATGTTATAACATTAGTTATAACATTCTAAATATATATATATTTAGAATGTTATAACTAATGTTATAACATAATTGTTATAACATATGTTATAACACAATTGTTATAACATATGTAATAACATATGTTATAACAAGGCTTTTCGGCATTCGCCGAATCGCCACATAGCCCGACTTTTCGGCATTCGCCTTTTCGCCGAGTTGTCCTCTTTTTGGCGGGGCTCGCTACGCTCGCGGAGCACTACGTGCCCGAAACAACACGAATTAAAAAAAAACGTTAATATGATTAGTTAGCATCATTAGTCGGCTCGTGGTTTCGGACATATCTCTGTGCTGTTTGATATGAATGGTTTTGTCGTTTTGACATTTTGAGTTCGTCCTTTTTGGTCGCATTTGGGTTATTATGCACATCACTTGTCTGAACTTGACGAAGAAAGTTAATTGCTCCTCCCGTATGATAACCCAACTTCTTTTTCATATTTGAAATCGTATTACTCAGGTTTTTATTCTTAATCAAATAATCACCGAATTTAATTTTTTTAACTTTGATGTATTCTTCCAAATAATTTGTCATTTCATCATCAAGGATGTGTGTTTGGATTTTTCCCTTTTGGATTTTGTTTGGGTTGATAATTATCGTTGCGGTCTTCCCATCCATAACAAGATAGTTTTCCTCTACATCGGTCACATCCTTCTTACTTTTTACAACTTTGAAATAAAAGTCGCTACGCATCGGGAATCGCTGGTATAGTTTCATTAACAAAATTTGCGGTGAATATTCCGAGTATTGTTCTTTCACCTTATCGAAAAAGTTTTCATATGTCGGAACAACCTCTGTTAACTTTTTCTGTTCGGTCACTTCATTTGAAAGAACTTTCAATATGGTCCACTCATCATTCCATATTTCAAAGTTTTCGTCAGTTATACCCGTTTTGATATCAGTTAAAAAAACGATGACTCCATGAACGTATGTTTTTAATGAGTTGGTTTTGTAAAGTTTACCAGGCGACCACTCATAGGTTGTTAATTTGGAATACGATTCGGCGGGTTCTTTTGTGAGCATACGGACGAAATCCTTATAGTCAACTGGATTTAATACTTTGATTGTGGTTTTTAGTGAATCCGCATATTGCTGTGCACTTGGTTTTCCTGTATCCAACAGTAACTTTTCAACCTTTTCATAGACCTTATCCAAGTTTTTTGACTCGACACGTTTTTTCTGTTCGGGCTCAACTTGTTTTTCTTGTGGAGGGTCAACTTGTCTTGCTCGGGGGGAACGTCTTAAAGGTTTTGGGCTTGGCGGTGGACTCGGCATTTTAACTGGTTCGGGGTCCGATTCGGGGATGACCCGCATCTTTAATTTTTTAGTGATTGGTATTACTGCTGGTGGTACTGGTGGTTCATTTGGAACTGCTTTTAATCTTAAATGTAAAACTCGTGGCTGAGGTGGTGGAGGAGGTGGTTCGTTGGGAACTGCTTTTAACTTTAAATGTAAAACTCTTGGCTGGGCTGGTGGGGTTGGGGATGGGGCTTTAACTACTGCACGGGTGGGTTCGGGGGCTGATTCTACCTGTTTAGTTCGTGGTCTACGAACGACGACCTTATTCTCCTTAAGTTTTGTTTCCTCATACTTATTAGATTTCTTTTCTAAAACACGCTCCTTATTTTTAGCATAAAACTTTGCTTGACGGATTCGGTTCGCTTCGCGGATTTCTTCTTGGGTTTTCGGCATTCTTATATATAATGTTAGAAGAAAATAATATTTAAGTTGTTTCCCCTAAATATTATATTAATAAGTATTTTAAAGTTTTACCCATAATTTATACAATTTTTTATGAGTGTATCTGTGAGGAATTTGTGTTTTAATGCTGTCTTCGGCATATTCTAAATCTGTTAACATCTTTGCAACTTGAAAACATTCGTTATGTCTTAAACCACATATATCGGTTAATTGATTTGCTTTACTTAAAAATTTATGTTTATACCCCCCGTTATCATTTATAATATTATTTTTAAATTTTACATCATTAATGTTAGTGTTGTTTAGTTCTATCAATTTTTTCGAATAAGAACCAGAAACATAATAATTAATTTGATTTTTACACTTATCTATAATGTGTTTTTTCATTCTTTCATACATAATCTCGTCCAAATCATATTCTTGATTTTCAATTTGTTTTCGAATATTTTTCAAGGGGTCGGCATATTCATATATCAAGTTCATTACATCATACGGTAATACTGATGAGTTATTGAGATTATTTTTTAAAGTATCCATTCCTATATTTCCTAAACATATTAATAAATTAGCATTTAATAATTTTGAGTTGAAAATTATTAAAAAATTATGCTGTTGTCAGTTGTTGTTCTCTATATCTTTTGTTTGCGTAATACCTCGCCATTTGTCTTTGTGATTTTTCTTGTTTTGACTTTCGTTTTTGTTCTTGATACAACCCACACCAGAGAGGTTGGTTCTTAATAGTGTGAGAGAAAGAATCTGTTTGAATCGGTTCATTCATTATATTAATATGTGGGGTTTGTTTAAGTTGGTTATTTTTTTAAATGTTTTCGGGTTCTTCATCACAAGTTTCATCTTCTTTCAGATGAATTAAACAACCCATCTTAAAATGCTTCTTGAGTTGAATAATATCAAATATTTTTGTTTCGCCTTTATTTGTGTGTTTACCTTTACGAATACCATTAATTTTAAGATTTGATAATGTTACCCCAAGTTTTTTGGGGTTTGTTTCATACTTAATGTTGTATTTATGCTTCCATTCCTGAAATAAATTAAATGTATCAATACCTAACTTTTCAACTTCGGTCTGGGCTTCATTTTCACGGACGAAATGTTCCAACCACATTTCAGGTGAACTTACATTTGCTTCTTGGATATTTTGCTGATACTCAGTTGTTGGCTTTTGAATTTTACTGAACTCGTTAATATTTGGAATACTCATAAAATATTCAAACATAGTTTTAATCACATCATCATCATTTAAATACTTGTAGCATTTGTCAAAATAGTCCTTATCTCCACACAATTCATCTGAACTTCTTACAATCCAAAATCTGCGGTCATCACTTTTCGTTGGTATCGGGTCTTCATTATTTGTAGTTATAATCCAGTGATGGTATGATTGGATTTTATATTGTGATAGACCCTTTGAATTAATAGCCAAAGCACCATCAGTAATTAAACCCTTGATAAATCCCATCGAATCCATCGTGTCCTTTTTATTCAACTCATTAAGATTTACCAAATAAGAATCGCTCATAAAAGAATTGAATGGTCCCCATACATCGCGGGCTGGATTCGTAGTTTCAAAATACTTCGTCTCTCCAATCATTTTACGAATTAAAGTCAATAGCGTTCCTTTTCCAGCACCTTCCTTTGAAATAAGGATGGGACAATTAGATTTTACTGCTGGGTATTGTATCATTTGGGCTATCCATTTTTCAAAATAATCGGCAACTACCTCATCATTATCACACAAAATTAATATATGTTTTTTGAAAAAGTTTAAAGCTTCTTGATTTTTGGTATATTCACTATTTAACAACTCACCCGCAAATGGCTTCCATAAGTTATAGATGTTATCCGGACACTTGGTCTTATCTGGGTACACATCCATATCATCCTTACTTCGAATGGTTGGATTATCACTCGTCCAGTAGTTTATGAAATTATATGATTTTTCACCAATCAAAATTGCTTCCATATGTTCGTATGACTCCATCAATTGCTTTTTTGTTTTCGCAATATTTTTATCAGGAAATTCAATTAGGTATACACCTTTATTTATTATTTTTATGTGATTCGTTTCAAATTCTTGGATTCGTTGTTGAATCTTCGTTTTTGTTTCTTCTGCAACTTCAAGCTTTTCTTGTTCCGCATCAATTTTCATCTGTTCTATCATTTGGATTGTGTCGAGTCGTTCTTGTTCGTGTTTAGCCTTCTCTTGGCATTTCTGTTCTTTTAAATCACGCTGTTCTTGTTCCAATTTATCCTTTTCTTGGCGTTTCTGTTCTTTTAAATCACGCTGTTCTTGTTCCAATTTATCCTTTTCTTGTTTTTGTTGTTGCTTCATCTCACGTTGTTGTTCTTTTAAAATGAGTTGTTGTTCTTTATCCGTGATTAATTTTGGGATTTCAAATCGTTCGTCAAATTCCTTGACAACAAATTTCAGGTCAAAATTGAACTTATTTTTAATCACTTTCTCGCAATCATCACATATCCCATCATACATCAGGTCTTTCAAAATCATAAACCCATCTTGACAAGGAACTATGTTTTTTAGATTGAAACCTTTGGCCGAACACAAAAATGAGATAACGGATTCTTGACAATATCGCTCACAGGTTTGGTAAAAGATTGCGATGGTTGTTCTCTTTTTTGAGTTTACCAGTTCATATTGGGTTGTTTTGTGGATGAAACGGTTAGGCTCAGCCTTCATAATATCATTAATAATTTGAGGATTTGCGTCATATACCAACTCACTTAATTTATAGTATTCTTTATTTAATTCTGTTATGAATTCATCGTTATCATTTTCAATATTTTTGGTTTTAAACCATTTACTGGATGAACCACCAAAACCAATCATTGTGAATAATTGTTTGATTGTATCTCTGTTACGACCATACTTACCCTGATAATGAATCAACAACTTATCGCGATTTTCGACATATTCCTTTAATCGTGGAAACTCATTCTCAAGTTGATTATTTTTGATGATGTTCCAGTAAATCGTTTGACAGCACGAGTGAATATCGATGTCAACATATGTTCCGTGGCATAGAGAATGTCTTGTTGGTCTGTGCATAACGGATAAAGTAGCGTGGTCTTGGGCTTTTACTCTTCCCCATCCGTATTTGTTATTTTCCAACTTAATTTTAAAACACCCCTCCTTTTTATTATACTTACTCATCATCATCTCATTATGTGCTTTCTCACAGACAAATCCGTGTGTTTTGCGGTGGAAGTTATCTGCACTAAATTCAATACTAATATTATTTTGGATTAATGAACTTAGACGATTGTCGGTGATAAACTCGTTTAAAACGGATTTATTGTTGTAGATGGATGGAAGTTTTGCTAAAGTAAAGGCGGTCAACATTCTATTATACTATACTATTTTATTTTAATTTTAAGTTGTTTTAATTAAAATAGAATTTTCCTAAATACCTTGGTTATTTTTTCGTATTCAAAATAAGGATTATTTCGTTGGTTGGTTAACAAAATGCGTTGATATTCATTATACTTTGTCTTATTTTTTGCTCGATAATTGTATATGTGAACTTTATTTAATGCGTAAGTTTGTCCCATAATCTATAGTATATGATAATATTATTTTTAAATGCTTATTTTCATTTTAATTGAAAGTGATAAGTGAGGAGTGAGGAGGTGAGGAGTGAGGACCTTGTTTTTGGTCGTTGTATATATTTTACCTTTTTTTAAAATTTTTTATTTTTTTGGCTATTTTATTTTTTGACATTCTTTTTATTTTCCTATAAGAATGTCAAATATTTTTTTCTTATTTTTTTTATTTTTTTATTTTTTTTTAATTTTTTTCTATTTGGGTTGAAATGGGGTCCTCACTCCTCACCTCCTCACCTCCTCACTTTAATAAAATAATACAAAATAAATTATTTTTGACATTCCTACTGACCTTCGACGGTCTTCGCAAACTTTCATATTATTTTTAAATGCGTATTCTTGTTTTAATGTATAGGTGTATAGTGAATAGGTGTTTTTATGTCGTTGTATATTATTTTGGATTTTTTTTTATTTTGGCTATTTTTATTTTTGACATTCTTATATTTTTCCTAAAAGGAATGTCAAATATTTTTTCTTTATTTTTTTATTTTTTTTTCGTTTTTTTCTATTTGACCTAAAACCAACTATTCACTATACACCTATTCACCTATACACTTCCTAACTCTTCACTTTCCAAAAATTACAGATAATCGATTGGCCCTACGACGGTTTCGGCAAACCTTCCTTGACCCGCCAACAACCATCGAGTTTATTTTTCAATTTGGAAATCATCTCATCAAGCATAAAATGATAAAATTCTTCGCAGTTATCGTGGACCCAAGATTCTTCAGGCGAGTAAGCATTCCCGCAAAACTTACACTTCAAGCATTCGCACTTCATTATACATTAACGGAATATTAAATTTTAGACCTTGATTCCGTATAAGTAACAAACCTTTAGCAAATCATTCATAGAATAGGTTTCATAGTTGGTATTCCTTTTGTATTGAGTAGACTCAAGATGTTTAGTGATTAAATCAATTAATTCTTGTCTTTTCATCTATAGTATTAATTAATATTTTATTTTAAAATTTATTTTTTTCTTTAGTATTATAAATGAGCCACTACGAAGAATACGATTCCGAACCTGAGACTATCCAAGCACCAAAATCCAGACCAACCCCCAAAAGAAGAGTAAAGGAAATTAAGCAAGTATCCGACGATGAGGAGGAGGAGATATTATTTGACATCGACGAACCACCTGCACCACCGCCAAAGCGTGGGAAGGGACGTCCTCGCAAACCTGTTGAGGAAGTAGACCCCGACGAAGTTCCTAAGCCTAAGCGGATTCAGTCGGAGAAGCAGAAGGAAAACTTTAAAAAGGCTTTGGAAGCACGAAAACGAAATTTTGAAACAAGACAAGAAGAGAGACGGATTGCCGAAGAAGAGAAACAAATACATCGTGAAGAGAAAAAAAAGGAAGTTGAAAGAAAAGTATTGAAGAAGGCTATTTGTATTAAAAAGAAAGAAATTCTGAGTCAATCGGCTCTCGATGAAATTTCGGATGATGAAATCCCAATCGAAATTGTGGAAAAAATTATCAAGCGTCAAAGAGCGAAGAAAGTTGCTCCCGCTGTTCCAAAGGCTGTTGTCCCAACTCAACCCAAGTATACATTTGTTTAAAAAATATTTTAAATCTCCCATTATATTATGGAAACAGATTTAAAAGATTTACTGAAAGCATCATATTTACCACAAAAAAAGGCTGAGGAATTAATGGGACAAAAAGGATATACATACGACAAGGAACTGAGCAATATGGAACAGAAAGTATTTGTATCGCCAACAGGTAAGCCTATTATTTCTGAAAGAGGTTCAACCCGTGTTTCGGACTGGTTGGTTGAAGACCCAAAGATTTTGTTTGGAGGAGGCTTGTTCGATTCTCGCCGTGTTTCACAATCCAAAAAATTAAGTAAAGCCACCGAGGCGAAGTATGGGATGTCACCAACACTGGTAGGTCACTCACTTGGTGGGTATTTAGCGGAAAAAGGAGCACGTAAAGGGTCAGATGTTTACACTTACAATAAAGCGTCAGGATTACCATCTGTGTTCAGTTCAACTCCCAAAAGCCAACACGACTATCGCACCGCATTAGATTTGCCGAGTGCGTTGTCATCTTACCAAGGAGGAGGTGAACACAAAACATTAAAAGGGAGTTGGAATCCATTTGCCTCCCACGATATAAAGTATTTGAAAGTTTAGGGAAATTAACTTAAAGATAAATTCTTCGATAATAATAGTATGCCGTATGCTAATTTAGAAGAAAGAAGACAAAAACAAAAATTACAAAAACAAAAAAAACGCGACTGTTTAAGGTCAGTCTCCCCAACTCTTTATATTAATCCACAATTTTTGGTGTGGAAATCCTTTAACAAACTATGTGTCGACGAATTAAACTTTATTGAAATTGAAAACATAAAGTATCACGAATTAAAAAATCCCAAACCTTATACTCGTGCGTCTCCCCATTTTGATATTACATTTATACACATACCAAGCGACCAACAATATAAAATAGAAAATTATAAAAAACTAATTAGCGGAAAATATGTTTAAAGATAAATTCTACGATAATAATAGAATGGGATTTAAGTCGATTGAAAGAAAACGAGAATACAACAAATTAAGATTGAAAAATAAGCGTGAGGCTTTAAGGTCAGTCTCCCTTGATGTTGTCCCTGATGTTGTCCCTTTTATTCACGATATTATGAGATTCGAATTATTCTTTGATACTTTACGAATGCGTGAATTACTTTCAAGGAAAACAAATTTTAACTTATGGATGAATAAGCAACTTGATGTTTTAGACGAATTAAAAGAATACGAAAAAATAATGTAAAAATATTTTATCTTTATTAAATATAAAATGTTTCAAACCAAATCCCGCAAACTTGACATCTCATTTGTAAATTACTTAACTGAGGATGATGTCAATAATCCAATAAAATCATTCAATCAAATTAAAAAAGATTATCCACAAATCGCAAAATCAAACCTCGAGACATTTAGGATGTATCTCATCATTAACCACTCCCATCTATCAGCAGATGAAATAACAGAAGTTCAAAAAACAATCGCCTATCTCCAAGAACAAGATAATCAAAAATTTAAAAACGCAATTGAGTATATAGAAAGATGTCAACAACAAAAACAAGAGTAGATTCCAAATTGGTAAACATAAATTCAGCCAACGCATTTGTAAAAAATAACGGCACCTACACCTCAGATGTCTTATTTAAGTTTCCTGGATTAATCAAGCCCGAGCAACACAGTACCAGCATTCAATTTCAACTGGTTGACGCCCAAATCCCCGTATCATTTTATAATATCAACTACACCAATAATACGTTAAATTATCAGATAAGTTCGGTCAATTATTCAATTACATCAAGTGTAGGAAACTATAATTTCAACACATTAGCGACAGAACTAATATCAAAGTTTTTAGCAAACGGACACGTATTCACAATCGCAATAAACAAGCAAAACGGCATCATCACTCTGGCTACTCCAGCAACCAATTTTATTTTACAAGTTAGTTCGATGTTTTCAGTTTTAGGGTTATTTCTTTCAAATCACACATCAAGTTCATTCTCTCAATCCGCTGATTATCCGCTAAACCTACTCGGCATTACAAAAATAAAAATTCAGTCAACTAATTTGAATACATACAACGTAGACTCATCTGCGAACGGTTTCTCAAACAATATAGGGCTTATTCCTGTCGACCAGCCGAGTTTTGGATTAATCATTTATGAAAATAAGTCCAGTTCAAAATTTGTTTTAAGAGATAATCGTGTTGATGAGATTGACATTCAACTTGTCGACCAAAACAATAGTTTAATCAATTTTAACAATATAGACTGGAACTTGACGATTCTAATAGAAACATCTTATGAACTCGAGTCTCTTAGCCAAATACAGATGACCGACATTTTAAAACAACAAAATAAACTATTAGCGGATTTAACTCAAAGTGAGGAACCTCCACCAGTTCAAGAGCAACCAATTAACCCAGTTTCGACAGATGACCTTGATTTTTTCGTTTATTCAAACCCCAATTTAATAATTTAGATAAATTTTTTTTCTGTAGTCATAGTATATGAACTCTCTCCCATCTTCCGTCAATTATGCCGAAGTAGTTGCGTCTCTCCCCGACAACGCAATCAAATACTCTGTATCCCTTCAACCAATCAACGGCTCATCTTTTGGAACAGGCGGTCAGCAAATTCAATTTCAGTTTCCCAATCGTGGTTATTTTATCCCTGATTCACTTTATTTAAGATATAAATGCGTAACTACGTGTTCGGCAGCCACGCCTGTGTATATGTTGGGAACTCCTTGTTATACACCATTTCAAAGGTTAGAAACCCAGTTTGGGTCAGTTACTGTAGACTCAATCAATAACTATAATCAAGTCGCCCACATTTTAACAAACTGCACACTCGATGTAGCCCAAAAATACGGGATGCAGTCGTCATATGGTTATACTGGAGTATTGTCCGTGCCGACATTAGAAGAGTTAGACGGACGCTATATTGCTTCTGCTGGAGGTGATACTACTTCATTTTCTTGTCCTTTACCCTGCTTATTAACAAATGTAGCAGATAAACTATTGCCGTTATTTGCTATGCCGACAATTACTGTGACTCTGACAACTGATGCACTCACTAATATGTTTTCAAGTAATGTTGCTACCAGTTTAACCCTTTCCAATTTGGAGTTGTGTTTTGATTTTATTGAACTCGGGTCTGAAGTCGATGCGATGGTTCGTGGTATGGGACCCAAACTATATATTAAATCCCAATCTTTTAGCAATTCAAGTGTTTCATTAGCGTCAGGTATTTCAGGTAGTCAGTCAATCGTATTTAATCAGCGTTATGCGTCTGTCAAGGCAGCCATCGTATCGTTTTCAAGTGGAGCAGGATATGGTTCAAATCAATCATTTGAAGCCCTTGATATTACACAAAACTTAGGCGATTATTCTATTACTATCGGTTCAATTCAATATCCACAGAAGCCATTATCAGCAGTAAATAACAAGTCTGGAATTTTACAAGAGTTGAGACGTTGTATTGGCTCTATCTATGACAAGACAAACGCCATGTCGATTAACTCCGGTGAATTTAATATAATTGATGCTGGTGTTTTCAATACGGGTTTTAATGCTCCAGGTAAGTTCTACCTCGGTTTTAATCTTCAAAAACTACACACCAACTCCTTATTAACTGGTATTTCCACAAACAATTCAAACATTAGCGTAAACGTTAATATGCCGAGTGCAACAAACAAGGGACATCCCGCAAATCTCCTTCTTATCTATGATGCGTTGATTGAAATTTCTGTTCTTGAAAAACAGAGTTCAGTTAAGACGTAAGGAACATGATTAAATTTCAAACCCAAAAATAATATCACTTTATATAAATGGAAATCAAAAAAAATAAGTCTCCCCATTTGGAACCCTGTAAAATGAATTGTGATTCAGGGCTTCATAAAAAACTAAACGAATATGAGTTGAGTAAATTTTTAAATTGTCATAGCACCAATATGTTTGTAGGTGCTCCAGGTTCTGGAAAAACAAGTCTTGTTGTCTCGCTATTTAAGTCAAGCGACGTTTTTTATAAAGTATTCCATAATATTTATTTATTTCAACCGTCGCAATCTCGAGCAAGTATGAAGGATAATGTATTTGATAATGTAAGCGGAACATATGATGAACTCACATATGAAAATATGGAAGATGTAATGAATAAACTGAAGGAAGAAGACCCCAAATATTGTAATTGCGTTATTTTTGACGATATGGGAGCCTATTTAAAAAATAAAGAAATAAAAAAACTACTCAAAGAGTTAATCTTTAATAGACGACATTTGAGAACCTCCATTTATTTTTTATGTCAAACTTATATGTCAGTAGAGGCTGACATCCGCAAACTATTTTCAAACTTATTTGTTTTTCGCGTGTCAAAGAAAGAATTAGAAAAAATATTTGAAGAATTAGTAGAACAGATTAAAGACAACGTATTGCCGATAAGTAAGTTGGTGTATGACAAACGATACAATTTTCTCTTCATTAATACGGATTCAGGGAGACTGTTTAAAAACTGGGACGAGATTTTATTTTCTTAACTAATAGTATAATGTTTGCACGCCATATGAACCCCCACCATTCATATCAATTCGGTAGAGATAGTGTCAAGTCTTTAGGAAAAGTCGGAATGACACCAACTTTCAAGCCAATTGGTTTTCCCAATCCAAATGAAGTGAAAAAAGAGGTAGTATCTTCAATTCAACGAGTAAAGCGTTAAACACTTATTCATTTATTTTTTATCTTTATACAATATAAATGTCTAAATCTTACAATATAGTTATCAACTCAGTATTCTGCACAAGCGATACAGCAGGGAACGTGAATTCAAACAAAAACTATTATATTGATTGGTCCGCAATACTTCCACAAGGTGAATACGAACTAACCTTTTCATTTATTTCGGAAGGAAACAAAATCCAGAATTTCGTCCAATTACCCCTAATTTATGCCGACTTTTTAACTCAGGCGAATATTGATGCAGTTCAACCAGCATTTCAAGGAACATCCAGCAGTCTGTTGGGAACAATATTTCCGCAAACTATTGATAATAATGCACATACAGCGTATTTAAGAGCGGATTCGAAATTCAATCCTCCGATTTATTTAGTCAATCGTCCATATTGCAATAATTTCAATATTAGAGTATTATCAAACGATAACCCAGCAACATTTTGGATTGACGAAGCAACTATATCATCATCTATAGCATCATATGTTATGATTCTACATTTTACCTTATTGAAAAAAGCGGTATAAATAAAAATATTCTTACAATATAAATGGCTTCTACCAGTAACGTATTAATTAATAGTCGCAGTATGAATGGAATTATTACGATTTCCGATGGGATTGCAACATTAGAAAATGGCGACCTTACTTGTGATGATATCAATTCAGACACTTTTACGACAAACAATCTTAACTCTAATGTTTTTACTTGTAATGGTGAGATTCGTTCAAATCTTGTAGGTCCATACACAATTCCAACGTTTACATCATCATTAACCGGTTCGCTTATTTCTTATGGAAATACATTAAATAGCGGGGCAACAGACTTCACAAATTATGGTTCAACCTATAATTTATTAAAACAGGGCTTTTATTTCAACAATATAAACTCAACAACAACACTTACCAATTTAGCAATAATTGATAATAGTCAAACATATTTCAAAAGCCAGTTAGTAGGATGCACAGCCGAAACCCCGCTCAATACAACATCCATAGTTAATAAAACATATTGTGACAGCAATTTTGTTGATAGAACGAATAATGTAACGGAAGATATTAATGGCTTAAAAACCTTCACAAATAATACCCGATTTAATGGAAACGCACAATTTTATGCTACTAATAGTCCATTTACAAATAGAACATCATTAGAGCAAAAATCGACTACTTTAGAAATAACGCCTATTCATGGAAGTGGTAGTATAGGATTAAGAGCAACTAATGTAGCAGGGACAGCATTTACTATGGTTAATATTAGTAACACGGGTTCTGTTTTTACAGGAACAATTAGTTGTAATACTTTCAGGGCTAATCAAACAGCAGACCCTCTATATATCTTTGATAATTTGACTACTGGGGCAGTTATTAATTTCGGGACTTCTATTTGTAATAATACAATAAGCGGACCTACGACATTAAATCAAAACTTAATTTGTAGTAGTCAATCAACATTTAATAATTTTACACCAATTAGTAGCGTAGCAACGCCAACAGCGGTTAATCACCTGACTCGTAAAGATTATGTTGATAGCAATTTTGTAGATAGAGTAAATACTTTACAACAAAATATTAACGGATTAAAAACCTTTACAAATAATACTAATTTTACAGGGACTTTATTAGCAAGAACCAATATAAAATTAAGTGAATATGAAAATTCTCCATTAAGTAATAATGTAACATTAACTTTTCCGATGCCAGAAACAATAGCACTCAGAACAACCGCATCAACAAATAACCCCATGACAATTACTTTACCCGCGTTGACTAATAATGAAAGAGGTTATGTTTTTACATTTAATAAATTATTTACTACTTCTGGTAATTTTAGTGCAACATTTCAGACGAGTGGGGGTAATGCGATTTATACTTTATTTGACCAAACAACAACTACTACAAGCAATACCACATTATTATCTATAGATAAAATTCAGTGTAAATTGGCGGTCGGGTTTTTCGGAACAACTAATTACTGGGTAGAACAAACAGATTTTTCAACATATGACAGATTCAAATTACAAGAATGGCAAAATGCTACACAAACTAATTCTTTAACATTATCATTTCCATTACCCCCAACAATAGCATTACGAGCAAGCACAGCAAGTATGATGACAATCACTTTACCAACATTAACTACAAATGAAAGAGGAAAGATTTTTACTTTTGTAAAGATAAACACATTTAAGTTTGATGTAACATTTAATACAAGTAGCAGTCAGTGGATTTTTCCATTAAATAATTTAACTGGCATTCCTACGACAAATACTTCAATATTTCCAAGCACCAAAGTAACAACTCGGTTGGCGGTTGCGTGGTTTGGCACAGCTACATACTGGGTAGAGGTTAGCGATTATTCCACGTTGGATATAGAAACTAATAATGGCAGATATGTTGATTTTACCTCACCGCAAATAATTAGTGGAGAAAAAAGTTTTAACACTTCATTACCTACATCTACCTTGGTGCCGAGTAGTTCATATCAATTAGTAAATAAAATTTATACTGATTCAAATTTTCAATTAATATCAAATATGAATAATTATGTAGATATTACATCGCCTCAAAATATTGCGGGTGTTAAAACATTTTCTTCATTACCTTTATGCTCAGTTGTTCCATCAACCGCCGACCAACTAATTAATAAATTTTACAGCGATACAACTTTTCAATTAATATCAAATATGACTAATTATGTCAATATAACATCCCCTCAAAATGTTGCGGGTATTAAAACGTTTAGTTCATTACCTTTATGCTCGGTTGTTCCATCAACCGCCGACCAATT